GGGATGATCACTGGCAAGCACTCGGAACTTAACATATTCCGCGGGGTCGTGGATGCTGTCAATCCAGTTTGGCTCGCCGTAGGTTGCGGGGTCGGCAATGTCACGGAAGGCTCCGAAGCCGCCGATGAATTCGGCGCGTGCGTCCCACACCGCCGGCTCCTCTCCAGAAGGCTCGACCACCGTCCGATAAAAGTCGAGGCACCGCTTTTCATTGTTGGCGAGAACCTGGAGCTCCTCGGGCAGCTCGGAGAATTGCTGGAAGCGACCAGAGGTGAAACCAATCGGCTGCTCGAGGTGTTCGCGCGCGGCGTTCCGGTAGATGTACGACGGGATGTGAAACCGCACGTCGGACGCGATCGCGTTGAATATCGGCCAGAAACGAATGTGATAATCGGTCCCGGTGTTCTGCGTGTCTTTCGAGATCCAAGCTTCCTCACACCCGAAGCGGTGCGAGGCTCGAGCATGGGTGATGTATCGCGCGAGAACCATGCCGCCATCCCACGGCACTGTGAAGCCGTCGCGAACGGGCAAGTTGTGAGTTGGGGTGGCGCCCTCATGCGCCAGCACGATCGGGTCATCGTTCTCGTCATTGGTCTCGATCGGGATCGTCGGGGTTTCGAAGTCTCGGACGTTGGCTTTTAGCCACTCGGCGATTTTAATAGATGCCGTCTGCGAGTAATCGAAGAACGAGGAAGGGACATAGGGGCGCAGCGCGTCAGCTCGATAGAACGGAGCGACGATCTCGTGGTCGGTGTCGGTCAGGAGACCGAGCAAGGTGTGCGTTGAGTTCCAGCCACCGCTACAAGGTGCGAGGATTTTCATCCGGTCGATCCCCCCGTCCGCGTGCCGTTCACCAGGAAGGTGGTGAGGCTCGCGCCGTCGATGTAGAAACCCGTATTGCCGCCGCCTGAACCACCTGTTCCACCGCCGCACCCACAGTTACCGCTGCTACTAGAGCCGCCGCTTCCGTCTGCCGCCCATGTTCCGCCGGCGCCACCATTGGCGCCAGGTCCGCCACCCGCAGCCTGGGCGGCGACACCGTTGCCGGCACCGTCGCCGCCATTGTCTCCAGCAGCGTTGTTGTCGCAAGTCTTTTCGGCGAACTGCCCGCTGGCGCCACCACCACCACCGCCGCCGCCCTCACGGATTGATCCGTTGTTCGTCACCTTGAGACTGACCCCGGTGTGAAGTGCCGTGCCGGCGGCAGTGCCTGCTGTGGTCGGCGTCGCGCAACTCCCGGCGAGCGCGCCGGTAGCGCCCGCACCGCCCTTGCCGTCGATGACGCCGTCGTTGACGAGGTGAACGTAAGCGCCCTCGGCGAATGCCCCGACCGCGAACGACTTGGTGCCAGAGCTGGCGTTGACCCCGCCGATGACGACGCCCGACCTGACGTGGCATGTGACCATACCATCGGTGAACGCGCCGGGGTCTTGGGCGACGATGGCGGTGCGGAGATCGAGACCGTTCTGGCTGGCAGGCTCGATGGTGAGATGCGGGTTGACAGAATGTTGCATGATTTAGGCATCCGTTCCTGCGTTGCTCGTCCAGTGGAGCATTACGCCGATCAACCGCGCGTCGCCACTCAAGGTGTCGCCAGCCGTTGAACGCTGGATGCGGAAGTAGGTCACGCCCGCCGTCGAGGCGGAGGTGATTGTGACCGCTCCCGAAGTAGGTCCGACATGCAGGTCACCCGTGGCGAGCAACGTGTCAGCCGACAGGACGCCCGTGCCGAAATCCTGAGCGTCAATCGCCGCGTCGTTGACGATCGTGCGCGCCTGCATATACCAATGCACCGTGCCGGACCCCGCGTCGGCGGTCCAATAAGGTGTGAACGTCACCGTCCCCGCGTTCCACCTCTTGGGGAAGGGGAACGAGAATTGCACATACTCCGCCGTCGAGGTGTCGAAGTCGAAGGTGCGGACCATAATGTCGTGCGTCGAGCTTTCGGTCAGGCCCGACGCGGCACCATTGGTGACTTGAGCGGTCATCGCGCCCGCCGGTATCCACTCGTCTTGGAGACCAATGCCACTTACGGCAGCGACCATCGCCTGACCGTTGGCAAGCGCGTAGCCGACGCAGCGCCACTGACCGGACGCGTACTCAACGAAGGTGAGCTCATCGCCCGTGGCGCTCTGGTAGTTCGCGCCGCCGGGCATGACCAGGTTCGTCGAGTGGTGCGTCCACAGGATCGCCACGTCGCAGTGGAAGCGCGCGACATCGCCGATGTTCCATGTCGCGATCGAGGTGACGGTGTCGACGCCGGTCCCGATGTCGAAGTAGTTGCCGTCGGCGCCCAGCGTGAGCGCGTTGGCGCAAGTAAGGTCTCCGCCCTTGACGAAGTCCAGCGATAGTCGCGCGGCCTTCTCGGTGATCGCGTTTGTGCCGCCCTCGCCGATCGTGACCGGGACGCCGATAACACCGGTGGCGAGATCGGCATTCTCCAGATCATCAGCAGCGGAATTCCAGCGGATGAATTTCGAAGCGCCCGGCTCGGGCAGGTTGACGCCGGTCGTCTCCGATGTCTCGGCGAACGTGATCGCCCGGTCGACGCTTTCCTGCAGCGCCTGGGTCATCTGCACCGCACGGTCGACCATCTTCTCGATGTCGTCCGACGGCAGCCCGCCGCCGAGCTTCAACGCCGTCTCCTGCTTCTGCGCCGGGTCGCGCTTGATCGTCAGGGTCGTGCCGTTGGCCGGCGTGTAGTCGGTCGGCGATGTCTTGGCCGTGACCGTACCCTGCGCGCTCGTGGCGGCGCCGGCGAGCGTGTACTGCGTGCCCTTGACCCAGGTGGTCTCGGTGCCATTGGCAGCCAGGTGAATGACAGTGACATCGGCGTCGAGCTCGAACGTGAAGATGGTCGGGAACGCGACCGTGGCGCCGTCGCCGTCGTACTGGGCTTTCGATACGATTGAGCCGACCGTCATGAGATCACTTCCTCTTCTTGCCGGCGACGAGCATACGCCACCAGCCCTCGAATGTATCTAGTTCGTCGGTGCCTTCGTCCTCGAGGACGCCGTATGCGCGCGTGGCAGCCCGCCCGCCGGGGATCTTCGCGCCATAGGAGGTCAGCATGATCATCGCCTTGACCAGGGGTTCGTCGACCTCGCCCTGCCCTACCTGCTGGGCGAGCTTGACAGGCTCCTGCAGCAGCCCGAAGGCGGGCGAGCCCTCGTAGCCGAAGCCCGACGCGATGCCGCCGGCGATGTCGCGGATGCCGACCAGCCCACCGAGCGCGAACTTGGAGACCGAGCCCGCCGCCCACTTGGCCCAGGTCTCCTCGTCGTCGTCACCGTCGGGCGCGGAGGATTGGAACAGATAGTCGATCAACAGGCTCGGCAGCAGCGTGATCCAGACCTGGTTCTTGGCGTACTTCAGCGCCTGCACCGGGTTCTTGAAATTGGTCTGCTTCCAGAGGTCGGTCTGCAAATTGTGATAGGCGCCGAAGAACGAATAGAACATCGTGAACACTTTCTTAATGCCCGGCGTGTTCTGGATGTCGGCCATGTCGCGCGCCAGGCCGGTGCCTTGCGAGCGCGACACGATGCCGTCGGCGTAGTGGATGGCGTCTTGCGGGCTCATGCCCTCGTTCAGGGCCTTGCGATGGGCGCCGAGCCAGGTCGGCATGCTCACCGCCATGTCGAGTTTCTGGATACCCCAGAACGCGGCGCTCGCGATGTCCTTCTGCAGGTTGCCCACGCCCATCAGCTTCTGGGCGTCGCGCACATCGCGGTGGAAAGTCCTCGCCCGCTCGGCCATGAACGGTGAGAGCTCCATGACCCTGCGCATGGCGACCGTGCGCTCGTTGAGGAACTCAGCCACACCGAGCGCGGTGTACTTCTCGCCGATCATGGCGACCGTCATGGTGATGCCCATGGGCTGCTGCAGCATGGTACGAACGCTGAAGCCCATCTCGGCCAGGCTCACACCAGCGCGAGCCCACTTGCCCGCCTTCTCGAGCGAGGTCTCGGTGACCTTGTTGCCGCCGACGACGTGCTCGAGCCAGTCGTTGAACATCTCGTAGTGCTCGAGGCCCTTGGCCAGGCTGACCGCGTCCTTGAATTTCGGGTGATTGACGATGCGGTAGGCGTCGACCACGGCCTCGCGCATCTCGATGTCCTTGATCACGCCGTCGACGTGGGAGAACATCGCGCTCATATCCAACCAGATGCGCCGCTCGTTGCCCCAGCCTTTGCGTTCGATCGTCGAGCCGGCCTTGGTCGTGCTCTTCGCGCGTCCGCCGCCGAGCAGGTTGCCGATCGATGCCCGATCCTCGAGGTCTTGCTTGCCGGTGGGGCTCGTCGGGTCGGCGACCAACGGGTAGTAGCCGCCCGTCACCTCGCGCCCGCTCGGCGTCAGGAACGGCACAGCCTCGACCTCGCTGGGCTTGACGCCCGTGGTCCGCTCCTCGAGCGCCATGATGTCGTCTTTGTATTCATTGACGTGCGCCCAGATCGCCTCGACCACGTCCCAGTCCTTGTTGGTCAATGTCCTGAGTACATCCCCGATCTGCTGCTCGTCGTACTCGTTCTCCATGGCCTCGACGTTGCCGGCGTTGCCCATGTTGAGCGCGAACGACAGCCGCGCGTTGCGGCTCAGCGATTGGTTCAGCGACGGGATGAATTTCTTGATGATGCTGAAGCCGGTGCGCTCGCGCCTGGTGTACATCTTGAAGATCTTCTCGAGCGCGGTGCCGGCGGCACCCGTGCGCTTGATGTAGGCGTCGTCGGCTTCCTTCACTCTGAGGTAGACGTTGCGATAGACGCCGTTGGTTTCGAACCCTTCGAACCCGTCGAGCTCGTCGCTGAGCGCATCGATGCGCCGGTGCTCGGCCAGGTACATGCGGGCCATTCTGCTGATGCCGTCGATCGGGCCGGGGTCGATCTTGTGCGGGTATTTTTTCTTGGCCTTCTGGTTGACGCTGACAGCGATGTTGCCGACCAGCGATCCGAACTGCTTGTCCTGCGCGTCGGAATATTTCCGGCCCATCTTCATGAGCGACGCCACGGTGTCGTGCAGCCCGCCGAGCTCGGCGACCGTCATGTCGTAGACGTTCTGCTTCGACAGCGCGTTGTCGAGCTCCGAGCTGATGTGGAAGTGGCTGCCATACTTGCGGGCCTGCTGCTCGTTCCACTCTTGGAGCGTCTCGCTGGCCAGGCGATCGAACTTGTCCTGACTTATCTGGCTCTCGGTGAACGTGATGTCCGCGAGCAGCGCCTTGACCTGCTTGATGAAGCCGGGGTTGACGTTCTTGGGGTTGATCGGACGCCGGCCCCACCGCGCCATGCGGTCGATCATGGGCGCGGCTGCCTCGGCGATCTTGCGGCTCTCGAGCGATAGGTAATGGTTCAGGATTTGCCGCATCTTGGCTTCGTAGGCACCGGCGTAGTCCTCGGCGAGCAACGCGCGCAGGCTGTCGCGCCCGGCCTTGGCCGCGGCCTGGGCGAACTGCCTGTCCTTGATGGCGCGTCGCAGCGGACGGTCGCGCAGGATGCGCTGCGCCGCGGCCTTGGCGATCGCCGCCGGCATGGTCTGCTTCTTGGCGCGCTCCGACAGGGCCTTGAGCTCCATCGCCAGGAACGTGCCGCGCTCGTCGTTGACGACGGCCTGGCCGGCTTGCTCGGCCGAGGCCTCGCGCGGGTCGTTGGTGCCGTGCTTCTCGCGCATGCGCTCGAGGGCGAACTCCTTCGCCAGCCCGATGCGCCGGGTCATGGTGCGCTCGGCCTTGGCGATGTCGCGCAGCATGGCGTCGCCGCTGTCGTAGCCGAGCACGCCCGCGATGGCCTCGGGGTCGACGCCGGTGCGCTTGAGGATCTTTACGTGGCCCGCGACCTCGGCCGGGTCGATGATGTCCTCGACCAGGCTGAGCTTGAGGTGGTTGCCCGTGGTATTGATCGCATCGATCGCGCGGTAGGCGGGCAAGGCGCTGATCTTGGCGAGCTCCTCTTCCTCCATGTCGTCGAGCTCGGCACGCCACTCGGCCTTGGCCTCGCGCGCGGCTGCCGCGATCTTCTTCTTTTTCAAATCCTCGACCGCGGCGGCTCGAGCCTTGGCGCCGGCCAGGGCGTACGCCTTGCCGCCGTCGTACATGAGGTCGTCGATGCCCGGCATGGGCAGGTAGCTGGCGGCGTTCTCGGCCGCGGCGATCTCCTCGTCGGTCGCCAGCATGCGATCGAACACGCCGCGGATCTCGTCGTCGAGCTCGATGTTCAACCCTTTGAGGGTCTTGTAGACCTCGAGTAGCCAGTTTTGAAATCTTGAAAACGCTCCCTCGAGCGCCGCGCTCGGCGCTTTTCCTTCGCGGAGATATGCCTCAAACGCGCGAGCGAGCTTTTCTTGGTTCTCGACACTACGGAAACCCTCCATGCTCTCGGCGCCGACGAACTTCATCATCGCTCCGAGATCCGCCGCGGCGAGCTCGTTGGTCTCGGCCATCACCGTCAGGTCGTGGACGAACAGATGGCCCGCCTCGTGCAGGAACGTCGACAGATCGCTCGCCTCGCCGAGGTTGATGACGATCTTGCCGTCGGGGAAGAACTGGATGCTGCCGCGCGCTTTGTCTTGTTTGATCTGGTGGTAGTCGATCACCTCGATCGCGGTCTCGTCGAAGACGACGAAGTTGTAGGTCTGCTTCTCCATCTCGATTTTAACGTCGAGACCTTGCCATTGCTTGAGCTGGAATTGCGCCTCGTGCCACACGCTATTAGCCTCGGCGTCGCCGGTGAGGAACGACAGCTTGCCACCCTCTTCGACCTGGGCATCGACTGCCGCCACCGCGCCTTCCAGGCTGCCCGCTTTCATAACCTGGTCGGCGGCGAACGCCGAAGCGGGATGGTAATTGTCAGTGACCCGCTCGCCGTCGATCGTGACGAACTGTTCCGCCGCTCGGCTGTCCTGGTCGAGGTACTTGAGGCCGGGGATGCCAGCGTCGTTGAGAGCCAAGCTCGCGGCACGCTGCTTCTGCCCGCCGGCCGACAGGTGGTTGTACAGATCCTGGCCGGTCCACTCATCCATGTTGATGCCTTCGCCCAGGCCGATGAGATCGATCATCGCGTCTTGGACGTGATCGCTCTGCTCCTCGAGCGGCAGATCCCACATCAGGTAATGATCATCCGGCGGCGCGAGGTCGACGCTGATGACGGTGCCGCTGCTTTCGAAGGTGAGGTCGCCTTCGTTCAGGTTCGCGATGACGTTGATGGCGGCGTCAATATCCTCGACCGCATCCTCCACGTTGGGCTGCTCGGCCTCGGGCTTGTCGGGGTACGCCTTCCTCGCATTTTCAGTGTTGAACTTAATGAGAGAGCGGCGGCTCGTCATCTCTTTGAGCGCCGTGTCCTTGGCGAAATCGAACGGGTAGGCGGACGGGCCGTTCATCCAGTGATCGATGGTGGTGAGCCAGGTCCGCGTCCAGCCGTCCTGGTCATCCTCGGTGACCGCCGTACCCTTGATGTGGGGGATCTTTGCCGCGTTGGGGTCGCCGCCTGCATACCTGTAGTACTCGGCGACGCCGCGCGCCTGGCTGAAGTAGAGACCCCAGCCGAACACGCCACCGCCGGTGCCGCCGGTGCCCTCGCCGTCGCCGATATACTTGAGGAGAAGCTTCTCTAGCTTGCCGTGCCGGGTGCCGTGCCAGGCGGGCTGCTCGAGCGTGCGCGACGTGCCCGCCTCTAGCGCAGCGACCACGGGGCTGGGTGCCATCGGTGCGTCACTGGTGATGTTCCACCGGCGTTTGTCTTGCGGCCGGCGCGCCATTACGAAATTAACCGCGCC